CTCGAATGTCATCACATATTAGTAAAATTTTCTTCCTCTGATTTTGAGGTAAATAAGCAAAACTTGAATTCATAAATTTTTATTCCGTAATTTTTAAATTGTAATTAGTAACTTGTTTTCTAAAACTTTCATCTTTAAGATATAAATCCATTGCTCGATTGACAAGTTTATTTAAAGAAAATTTTCGTCTAACGCATTCTACTTTAAATTCATCAAACAAATCTTTGTCTACTTTAACGGATGTTAATTGTGTTGTTGCATTTTCCATAACATTATATTTGTATATAAATATATTTAAGATTAAGAAAGCATTGCCTTATCACAAAGTTCTTTTTTAGAAGAATAAGGACAATACTTACATGTATATTTGTCGGGGGTTGGTTGGTGGTCTGTGGTATTATATGTGCCGTCTAAATTAAAAACAGCGCTTATAAATGCGGATAATGATTCGTTTGCCTTATTCATTTTCCCTTTACCATTCGCTGGTTTAAATTCCTGTACGCGTTTTTGTACAAATTCACTTTCCTCCCATATTTTACGTTTTACTATAAAAAATTCAACATCTATTTTATCTAATGGTACTCCAAACTGTTCACTAAAGAATTGTTTGTATAATAAAATTTGTTGTATTTTAGTTTCATCTTTTTTCTCTCTATCACCCCAACCACGAGTGCTTGTTTTAATGTCATAGATAGTAAATGAATCTAAGTTTTCATTGTACATTACTAAGTCTATAAATCCATTAAACAATATGTTGTTGTGGGTTTTATTTGGGGCAAGTACAATAGGAATTTCAACTCCAACCAACCAATTGTTTCTAATACTAAAGTATTCGCCTCGTTTTTTCTTTAAAAATGTTAGGATAGCAACTCCATCATCATAAAACTCCCTCATTTCAACTGGGTCGCTGAAGTGTGTTTTATTATTAGATTGATATTCTCTCAAATAAGATTCCCTAAAACGTTCTTCAAAGTATTCCTCTAAATTAATTTTATCAGCTGCTGCTCCACTTTCATTATAAATTGTGTTTATATAATGTTGAATTGTTTCATGAATAGCAGTTCCAAATACTGTGTTAATGCTTGAAGTAAATACTTTATGTCCGTCCCTATATTGCAACGCCCATTTTTTAGGACAGGAAGAATACATTGACAATTGAGAATAAGAAATACTCTTTTGAAATGCATAATTGATTTCTTGAGTCTTATACTCTTGAATTTGTTTTATTAATTTAGGGGTTTTGGACATTTTATTTTTTCCACATTCCTTTTTCTACCAACTGAGCTATAATCCCATAATTGGTAATGTCTTGATATGTGTCTGTTAGTGCTTCGTTTTTGGTTTGTTGTTTAGTAATGATAATGTTTTTCCAACGGTTAACTTTATCTGATAAACGGTACCACAATCCAGTTAATGCGAATTGTTTTTCTTCATCATTTGCTAATTGCGTACCAGCAGAGATGTTTGACATTCCATAGTCTAAATGTTTTTTAGCAAACAATATGTATTGTTCTTTCATTATTTGCTTGTACCCTTGAGCAATTGTGGGGTATTCTTTTTCTAGTTGTTCAATAACAGACATTTCTTCTTTAGCCATTTTTTAATAGTTTTTTAGTTTCTTTTTCGTTAAAACCCATTTTGTTCAAAATAACTTCTATATCTTGTTTTTCAAGAAACGAAACATATTCTTCTGCTTCGTTTAAGGAACATTCAAAATATTTTGAGATATGTTGCGCTACTTCGGGTTGTGATGTTTTGTTAGTTGATTTAATATATGGTGAATATACATTCTTAGATTTTGGAAGCAAACCACAATATACTTCATATAAACGTTTACTGTCTTTAATGTTTAAACCCTGAACATAGTTCACCACATCAATGTAGTTTCTATTCATGCTTAGGAATTTATTAACCATGTATCCATTGAATTGCTTCTGTTGGTCAGGAGTAAACGATTCCCATTTAGGCTTAGTCTCAACTAGCGCTTTGATAAAATCAAATATTGAAAATTGTTTTGGTTTAGAGGTTTTTGTTGTACTCCTCATATTCTGTTCTTAGTTCTTTAGGAAGCATTTCAAGTAGTATCTTTCCGGTTTTAATATCAATAAACACAGGAATAGGAATAATTCCATCTTCACTTGTACCAGTTAAAAACTTACTTACTTTCCTTAAAATTGTTGCTTCCTGAAATACTTGGTTTCCGTCTTCAGATTTGATAGGTGTAGACTGTGTAATGTCTACTTTCATTTGTGATTGGTTGTTCATATTACTTTTTTAGTTGTTATTGTTTCTAATATTTTAGAGATACAAGCCATAACATTGATCTCTTTATCTAACCTAAATGTAGCGTGGTACATATATTCTTCTAAATAACATACAATCACACCTTCATTACCTTTAGCATAATCACTTAGTTTTTCATATAAAAACGCATATAATGATTCGTAGTCATCTGTTTCTGCGTTTGCTATAATTTGTCTAATAATGTTAAATGATTTGTTAGACGGTTTTTTAAGTTCATCTACTACCTGTTCTTTATAATTGTCTGATGCTTCGATTGAAGTATCAAGTTTTAAAACGTTATCAACAGTATATTTTTGACAGTTGTTGATAATTTTACGAAAATCAGGATAGAATTTTTTAACAATCGTAGCTACATCTTCAATTGTGTGTTCAATATTTTCTTTATTCAAGATGTTAACAATGTGTTGTGCTACAACTTTTTTAGATGGTGGTTGCAAATCAAATTCTTGACAACGACTTCTAAGTGGTTCAATTAATCGTTCTGGGTAGTTACCTGTAAGTATAAAACGAGTAGTTAAACTATATGTTTCCATCATGTTTAACAATATGACCTGTGATGCTTGAAGTATATGAGTTGCTTCATCTAAAATCACTATTTTGAGTGGCTTAAATGAACCCGCAGCAGCAAATGCTCCTACTTTATCTCTCATAACATCTATTGAACGTTCATCTGTAGCATTGATATATAAATAATCGCAGTTAATATTTTTAACTAATATTTTAGCAATTGTTGTTTTACCAGCACCTGGTTTACCTGCAAATAATAGATGAGGAATATCTTGTTGTTTGATAAATTCCTCAAATTTAGTTTTAATGTCGTCTTGACAAATGTAACCTTCTAGGGTATCAGGACGATACTTTTCGTTTAATATTGTGTGTAACCTTTTTGACATAACTTTTATTTGTTTTAGTAATCACCGTATAAATTAAATTTCTTAGGAGGTGGAGGTGCCACTTCTTCAGTATTGATAACGTACAATTCTCCTTTTAAAGGAGCTAGTTTAAAATCACAAGGTTGTTGTACTTTTTGATAAAATGCTTCTAAAGCATCTGTTAATGAGTTGTGAACTACTCGTTTGTTGTCGTCATTGAGCAACCAGCGATCCCCTGGGGGAACGCGAGTTGCTATTAGGCTATAAGTTTCTTGTATCATATTACATCATTCCCATTCCGGGCATTTCGTTAGTTGGTTCTTTATCTTTATTTACTTCAACAACAGCAGCTTCTGTTAATAGGATAGTACCTGCTACTGAAGCAGCATTTTCAATTGCGTTGCGAGTTACTTTAGCTGGGTCGATAATACCAGCCTGTTTCATGTCTATGAATTTTTCATTTTTAATGTCATAGCCATCCCATTCACTGTCTTTACCTAATTGGTTAATTAAATTGTAACATTCATCAAGTGAATACCCAGCGTTGGTTAGGATTTTGATAAATGGAGCAGCACATGCTTTATAAACAATTGTTTTACCAATATGGATATCTGAGTCTAATTCAGTTCTATTTTTGGTAATTGCTTCTCTAGCATATAACAAAGCTGATCCACCACCAGGAACAATTCCTTCTTCAATAGCTGCTTTTGTGGCGTGTAAAGCATCGTCAACACGATCTTTAGTTTCCTTCATTTCAAGTTCGCTATTTCCACCTACGTGAATAATAGCTACTCCACCTACAAATTTAGCTAAACGTTCTTGTAATTTTTCTTTTTCAAATGGTGTTTGTGCTTTATCTATTTGTGCCTGAAGTTCTTCAACACGTTCGTTAATTTTAGTTTCGTCACCTTTACCGTCAACAATGGTTGTTTGGTCTTTAGTAATTGTAACTAAACGAGCTTTACCAAACCAGTCCCAACTAAATTTATCAAGTTTCATTCCTTTTTCGGAACTAAACACTTGACCACCAGTCATAACAGCCATGTCTTCAAGTAACAATTTACGACGGTCACCAAAGTCAGGAGCTTTAACAGCAGCTACTTTTAATGTACCACGAATTTTGTTTACAATAAGGGTAGATAAGGCTTCACCTTCAATATCCTCAGCTACAACAAGTAGGGATTTACCTGCACTTGAAACACCTTCAAGAATAGGAAGTAAATCTTTTACTTGAGTAAATTTACGATCTGCAATTAAAATAAATGGTTCTTCTAAAGTACAAGTCATGTCACTGTTGTTTGTAACAAAGTAATGTGATTTGTAACCACGTTCAAATTGCATACCTTCTACTGTTTCAAGATATGTTTCACCTGATTTTGATTCTTCAATGTGAACTATTCCTTCACGACCTACTTTTTCCATTGCTGTGGCAATTAAATTACCTACTTCTTCATCATTATTTGCTGAAATGGTGGCAATTTGTTTAAGTTGATATTCGGATGAAATTTCTTGAGCAATATCTTCACGTAGTGTTTTTGTTATTTCTTTTACAGCAGCATCAATACCACGTTTAATTTCAACTGCGTTTGCTCCTTTATCAACGTAAGATAAACCTTCGTTAATTATGTTTTGAGCTAACAGTGTAGAGGTAGTTGTACCATCACCAGCATTGTTTGCTGTTTTGATAGATGCTTGTTTAATCATTTGAACACCTA